GTCACCTTACGGTTTCCACGCTGCTTTAACCGGGCAGCACCCGTCCGTTTTAAGTCTGGTTCTCGACTCGTTCGTTTGTCAGCCTACGGATACCCCTACCGATTATCGGGAGGTTAGCAGGATTTGAGGTTCACACTGTGCAACTCCGGTTGCTTGTCAAGAAAGCCTATACGTTTTACCAGTATCGTAAACTGGGAGGTCCCGGCCGAGTTAGCAGAAACTGAAAAGCCTCTAGGTAGTGGGTGTAAGCCCGTAACCTAAAAGATTTACAAAATCCCAACTCCGCATGGGGATCCATCGATAGGGTTAACATGACTAGCGTAGGACGTTGCATGATTTTCATGCTTAGAACCTGAACTAGTAAAATTTCAAAACGACACCGGCCTGCGGGTCTCAAGTGTATAAAAGGAAAAACGGTTGGTCCTCGTATGGACAAGAAGCCCTTTCTAAGGTGTTGCTCTTCGGCATGCGAACTGGCGTCGTAGAGGCGTCGGGTTGGTCTTTGACCAATAGCTCCTGTCTAGCAGGGGACAGGTTCTGTAACCCTCTAACCTCTTTCTTCAAATCTAACACCATGGCCACAAAATTAGAGAACAACGAATTAAGGAAAGAAAGAGAATGGCCAGATGATGGTAAATGGCGACCCTTGGTATTGCTTAGCCATTTAAATAAGCAGGCTTCGGCCGAGACCTTCGGGTCGGGGGCGGATAAGACCTCTGGGGTACAAAGTGCCGCATCATCGGGGGAGTGCCGTTATTGCGTAGTATCTGACGGAGTAGTTATCGCTGTAAGCGATGGCTGTACTAGTCGATGTAAACTACCAAAAGTAAAAGCGCCCACTCCCTTCCCTTGTCGAACCGTCATCGACATTAAACGAAAAAGACGAGAAAATAAGCGACAAAATTACGCAATAAAAAAGAGAGTTGAAAGACGTGATTCCGTCCTCTCGTCACCTTCAGGTGATAAGCTAGATGCCATTATTCAAAAGGCAGAGCCGCTGGTCACCGAAAACCGTAATAACAACAGGTTCTCTGTCTTGGATCAGGGGGAGGAAGGTCAGTGCACAAGGTCAAAGAAATTGCACGGCCAGGCCGTGGCGTTGGTTTCGTTCTTTAACTTAGAACTAGGGATGAGCGGTGACATAGGAAATATACCGGAAACGGTTGTCTGCGGCGGGCTTCGGTCCGCCGTCCGAATGTGTTACGACGAAAAGCTCAGTGTGCTTCAGGAGCTGTCAATAAAGACCTCTCAAAAGGTCGAAAAAACCTGTTGCGATAACTGTGAACCCAGGTTCGATGTGAAAAGAATTGAATGGATGAGAAAAATGAAAAAGGAAGTTGATGTTGATGAGGATCATCTAGCGAGGTACCGCAAACTTTTTAGCGGTAACGTGCCTCAAGGATGGAACAAAAAGAAATACCCATACGTCCCTAATGGGCATGCTACTCGTGAGCATTCTCGGACTTCTGGTGGGAATTGGCACAGGGAGGAGTTTGACGATAGTTGCCACCACACTCTTGTCTTTTCTTCTGGAAAGCCTCGTGTGGTAACTTGTTACTCGTCTTACAACTCTCAGGTGCTCTATCCTCTTCATCGCTCCCTATATCATTACCTTCAGCGCCGTAGTTGGTTGTTGGTTGGCGACCCCACAAATGAGCATGTCTCAGACCTTAACGGGACTGGTGACTACTTAAGCTTTGACTATGTGGGGGCAACTGACAACATTAAGGCGGAGTATGTTCGGGCCGGCATCGAGATCCTAATCGAAAAGTCTGACGGAATGTCGGACGATGAGAAAAGGTGCCTCCGGGTCCTCGGGAATCTGAAATTAAATAGTCGCGATAAACGTCAAGATGAGTACGATATTAGTACGTATTGGGACTTTGATGAAGATGAATTTGACCGTCATAGGTCAGATTTCCCGCGAGGCCAGCCCATGGGGAGTTTTATGAGCTTTCCACTTCTCTGCCTTACAAACAAAACCATCGTCGACTTATCGTTGACTGACCTTTTGGAAGAGGGTTCGATTACCTTCTCCCAGTGGACCGCTCACCGTTCTCTCATAAACGGTGACGATCTACTTCTCAGGGAACCAGACAAGAAAACCAACCTCCGGGATCGTATTATATACAACGGGGGACAAGTGGGAATGGAAACGAATAAAGAGAAATGCCTGCAGTCACAAGCTTTGGCTGAGGTGAATTCGACTCTATTCACCCATGAGAAGAAGGAAAAGAAAACCAATGCCAAGTCACTTTATCCCGAGAAAATGACAGAAGATTACTTGGGTATGGCATTGGAGTCAACGACGACGATCCGTGGCTTCGTCCGAGTATGTCGGGCCAACGCATCGCTTATTGCAAAGCAGAAGGATAAGTTTCTTTATAAACTTCCGTATCCTTATCAAGCGGCGTGTAGGAAAGACAGAAAGATTAGGAAGGCCTTGTTTAAAAGGCCACTTGATTCCTATGACGAAGTTGACAATTTTTTTGGTGTCACCGAAAAACCTGTCGGCTACGATTTAACTATGTGCGAAGAAAGGAAAATTATTGAGGAGAGAGTTGACCAGATTAGAGACGGTATTGTCTTTAAGAAGTCACTCGAAACTGACGATTTCTTCGCCCGCAAAGACCTTAAAATGAAACCAAAGCAGAAAAGAGAAGATAAAAAAATAAGAGTAGTTAAGGTCGAGCGTAGTTGGCGTAGTTTGATTCGGAGACCGAAGCGGGACGACAAGGAGTACGTATTGTCTTGTCTCGCGGAGGCTTTCGAAACCGAACGACAGTGGTTGTTAGGTGAGGACGCAGTTGGATACTGCTCCGTCGACTTGATCACGAAGGGTGAACACCCGTCATTGATTGCGGCTCTTGAGTCGCATGTGAAAAAGCCGAAAACCACTCTGGTTTCTATCTCACCCGTTCGTCTTCCCCAATTCTCTCTTGCACAACATCAAGAAATTATACGCAGGATTGAAGGCAAATATATTACGCAATCACAAATGAAATATGGAAGACGGAAAAGAATGGACACCTAGAGTTTCCACCGAGCTGCGGGAGC